ATCATCTAACAAACGAATTGTTAAAGTTTCACTGGATAGTGATGTTACTTCGTATTCTTGATTTTTAGACTCTACGTTTGCATCTGTTGTAAGTGCAAGAACTACGTTATCTGCAACTATAATTGCTTTATCAAGAATGACGTTCAGTTGGTCGGTTACTGTTGCAATTTTAACAACCTCACCACCATCAGAAATACCAGCACCGATTACTCGTTGTCCAACTGCGGCAGTACCAGAGTTTCCATCAATTACTAAGTTTTTAGTTGCAGTAGTGATCGCACCATTAACAACTGCTGTAACTGAGTTGTTTGTTTGGAATGAAATAATATCACCAACAATAATTGCTGCATTAGTTTCATCTTGATCATCAACTGTAATTGATAAATCACCAACTGCACCAGCACCATTTACTAGGTTAAGTGTTCCAAGTGGTTGTTTGAATGCTCTTTTGCCTGGGCAAATATCTACACCAAGTGAGTTACCATGTGTTCCAGCAGACCTTGCGGCCCACTCACCATGAGAACCTTCACCACCAGCAAAACTTGCTTCGTAATGATCATCATCACGAATAAGTATACCACTGTTTGCACCTGCGTTTAATATTCCTGATTCTGCACGAACTATACGAAGCGCATCAGAATACTGTAAAAAGTTTGCAGCTGTAAAGAAAAACTCAAAATTACTTGAATTTGGTTTACCAAATAATTGTACCAGTTGTTCCTCTGAACTAATTGTAGTTACAGAAGAAACTGGCCCTTTTTCAAATGGCCCTGCAATCGCACCTATTGAGGTGGATACTGCTGGGATAACATTTGTAAGGTCTATCTCTCTGACTTGAACGCCAGGGCTTACTAAAAATGCCATGTCTCTTACTCCTTTATCTTAGAGTGTTTTTTTTAATCTTCGTTTATATTTATAAAAAACCAGTTTCCAAAAAGTCATTTTTATAAGTGTTGTTACTTATAAATAAACTCATGTCAAATAAACATTACGAAAAATATAAAGATACTATTAAAAAGGTAGCTCGTAGAAACTATCGCAAGAGAATTGTTTTACTTAACGAATTCCTTGCAGATAAGTCATGTAAACACTGTGGCGAAAGCGAAACAGTGTGTTTAAAATTTTATCCTCACGATGCTGAAATACGAAAGATAACAAAAAGAGTTGGTGTAAATGATGAAAGTCGTAAAGAAATAATTCAACTTATAAACAATTCTTTAATACTATGTTCAAACTGTTGGATAAAAAATGATAATGATTTAATTGAATTTATTTAGACTTTTACCAATTTGTATCGTGGGTTCTAACCACTGGACTCCAACGTGTTCCATACTCATCTACCGTTGTTGTCTCTAATGGGTCATCTACTCCATTATCTATAAAACCAAATGGCGCCATGTCCTGTTCCAACATATCCTGTTGTTCTGCCATCATAGTCTGTCGTATATCCATATCGGTTAATTCTTTAAAATATGTCTGGTCTGTTGCCCATGCAAACATAAACAAACACGCAACTAAATCATCTGTACAACCAGAATCCGCTTCAAAAGATTGACCCTTAACAATGAATGTAGATAGTTCATTAATAATTTGTAGGTCTTGAATAATTAGTTTATCATCTTCAATCATCTGTTTAAGATTAGAACAACCTATTCGTTTTACAGCCTTGGTTGTTCTTACTCCCAACTGAGCTCTACCACCAGAGAAACCACCACCTAATATTTGACCAGCACGACCTCGCATACTTGCCATAATTAGATTATCATATTCCAAGTCAAACTGCATAGTTGAGGCAACCTGTTCTCCGATATCATTTACCTCAATGAGAACGAATGATTGGTTGTATGCTTTTGCAACATCATATATCTTAGCAGGAAACAATAGGGGTTTTATTTCGTTGTCACGATATTTTGCAACAACCTTATACGGCATTTGTGATACATCAAATACTAAAAATGCAGAGTAATCGTTTGATGTTCCTCTAGAAACATCAGCTGTCATTACATATGTGTGGTCTTTTAACGGTTTTTCAAACACATCAAGACCAGCATTAGATTGAATTGGTGGAATGTAGGACAGAACTCTTAGTTTTCGTGCTGCAATTAATGTATCGATACTGCCTAAGAATTCACAATTAAATTCTGTGTTAAACTGTTGTTCACTGGTGTTCTTTATAGTTTCTGCTTTCCATGCTTCATCACGGCCAGGAATTTCACTCCAATGAACTTCAATGGGAATGTAAGAGTTTCTTTGGTTCTCTGCATCATTCCACAATTTGTAAAACATATTCATACCATGAGGGGTCGATACTATCATGACTTTTGTAGTTTTACCCGAACTGATCGTTGGGTATACTGAACTAAAGAATTGTTCTGCTACGTTGGAAGGAACGTATGCAAACTCATCAAGGAAAATAATGTTATATGAACCACCACGAACCGCACTAGCTGAAGTAGAACTTGCAAGAATTTTTGAACCATTTTCTAGTTCCAAAGAACCTTTGTTCCAAGACATTACCCCTTGTTGCAACCACTTAGGTAGGTGTTCATATGCAAGTTGTAACCGCCCTAGCAAGTCTCTAGCGGTAGCTGCTTTGTTAGCGAGTATCGCAACATTGACCGATGGATTGAATAGGACATAATGAAGTAAATATGCTATAATAGTTGTAGATTTACCAGACTGTCTAGGAAGTTTGCAAATAGTAAAACGGTTGTTGTGAAATGTACCAACCATTTCTTTTTGAAAGTCATACATTTTAAATGGAACTAGACCTTCATCTAATGACACAATCATAATATAGTTTTCTATAAAATATTGAGGGTCACTCATACACCTAGCGTACTCTTGGACTTCTTCTTTTGTCCACTCTTGAGATACGTTTGCTTTTTTAAGGTTTGGGTTGCCTAAATAATTCTGTTCCATTGTTTATAAACCTATCTTTCAATTTAAAATGTTATTTCTTTTCCTTTAACATTTTTTGTAGTTCAGCAGTTGAACCAACATATAGTGCGTTGTTTACAGTTCTTGGAGCATGGTTCGGCACTTCCTTCAATTTTCTCATCTTCTCTTGCAGTTCTCCAAGTTTTTCCGTAACCTCTGCAACTTGTTTAATACCATTAAGTGCAACTTCATAAGTTCTTGGGTGTTCCGATTCTTTTGCAAGTTCTAGAATACCATCAATTGCATCTTGACCACGTTCAATCAGATTGTAAAGATTTTCTCTTTGATATTTATAATCATTGTCAATATCATCACTACTAGTAGCTGGAAGTATTGGGTGTCCATCTCTAGGACTAATACTTTTTTTTTCAATCTTAGTTGATTCGGGAACAATATTTTCTATAACACCTAAAGTTTTGTCAAGTCGCAACGTAGAATCTTTATTCATCTGAACCTGTCACTGGATTAAACTCTTTTGCATCCTCAAAGAAAGACGTAGTTTCACTAAATCCAAAATCATCATCTGCGTCAGCACTTGTTGGATTTGGTGTAACTGTAAGTCTTTGTTCTCTCTTGGGAGAGTTAACTTCCAAGTCAGTGTATTGATCAACTTGTACAGTCTTGATAACCTTACTAGACGTAACAGGGCCATACAAATAAAACTTCGCAGTAAATGAAAGAGTGTATATTAGTGCTCTACGAGTAGTAAAGTCTCCTTGATAGTTATCTTCATACGAAATAGAATTTAATACAATGGGAACATCTCTTTTACTATCCATCGCAACATTATCATTGATTGTCAATGTATAGTCTGGTTGGAAGTATGGAAGAATTTGTTCTACAATTTGTAAGGCATCATCAGATTGTTTTGCCATAACGTATAATTCTATTGCTAAATTATATGGCACAGGCATATACTGTGCGTCTAGTTGTTTAGCGTTTGCACCTTTAACTTTTTTAAATCGTTGAACACGATTTAGTTTACGAGCAGAGTCATATTCTAAGTTTTGAATTTCAAATCCAATACGAGGTAAAGTAATCGCAACTTGTTTTGTTAAGTCTGCATCTTCATTTAATCGTACTAAAAACTTTTCTCTAGGCCCATACGCAAGAGGAACTTTCATAGATTGTAATATATTTCCAGAATTGTCTTTACGAATAAGATTGATGTTGTTAAACATTGTTCCAAATGAAACAATAACCTTTCGTATACTTTCGTGGTAAAATTGAGTTCCTAACATTATGTATTCTCCGTATCCATCATATGATTGTATAATTAAGTATTATAGCAGAATCGTTTGCCAATGCACCACCTGATAAGTTTGTTATACTTACTTTAAATGAACCAGCTACTACTGTATGTATTCGTACTTCAACATCTAAATTAGCATTTGCGATAACTGTAGATGTTGCAAGACACTTATCAGAAGTAACTGCAACATCAGCGTGTACAGCATCATCAGCCAATTCTGCAGCTAAAGTAAGTGTGTGTTTAATCTTAGCATTATTAGATGTAATCGCTCCAGCACTTGATGCAACATCAGAAGCGACTGCTGTATTTCCAGCACTTGCATCTAAAATATTAAGTTCAGCAGCAGTTGAAGTAACACCAGTTAGAGCTGTTGCCTCATCGGCCGTCCCTGTAACATCGCCAGTTATGTCACCGACAAATGCGGTTGATGTGATACTAGTTGCACCAGTAACTACACCAGCGTCAATAATAATTGTACCATCAAGAACAATCTGTTGACCTGACAATGGTGTAATTAACAAGTCAGTACCAGCAGTTGAACTTAATGTATTACCATTAAGATTTAGATTATCTATTTGAAGTGCAGTAAGTGTACCAACACTAGTAATATTTGTTTGAGCTGCTTGTGTAACTGTTAAAGCAGTACCAGAAGCGTTACCTGTCACATTACCTGTTAATGTACCCACAAATCCAGTAGCAGTTACTTTACCTGTGCTTGGATTATA